CTGAGTTATAGAAAAACCCGTATTAGCTATAGAAGATATCGTCCAACCGTGATCAGAATTGGCACCACCCAGAATAGGTTGACAGAAGACAGAAAATGTGTTGTGTGGGAATGGAGTTGGATATGCGTACGCAACAGGAGCTGGATTAGATATATTCGGCGTTGTACCCCACATAAGAATCATTGCGCCAGGTAAAAACGTTATCCCTGGATTTCCTACAGTAGGATCGACCCCTGTCATCTGTATTTCAGCACCGGCATCGTGCTGCCAAACTAGTGCAGAGATTCCTCCAATAGTCCTAGTAAACAATTGACCTATCCCAGCCACGCCTGCATGTGCTGCGGCAGACGCTGGTAGTTGAACCAAGGTATGCATTCCTGTATTCATCGCTGCGTTTAGAGCAACGTGATTTACGTCAAAAGAAGCATCAATTTGAGTAAAGTTTGCTAAGATCTGTGGTTGAGACTGTGCCGGCACATCTGTTGGGAGAGGGATTCCAGGATAATAGGGCATATAGATCCTATAGTTTTTTCTTCACTATAGGACAAAAACTATTTAGAACCCAGCAAAATTGTTGCCAAATCCATAGTGGGGTATGCCTGTCATCTCGCTGTAGATTGACGCGGTGCGCTCGGATGTCTGCTGCACGATCGTTCTGCGCTGGACAAACTTAAACTGTTCTTCCAACAATGGTCTATACTTCATCATGTTGTCTACATCGCCATTATCAGAAAAGATCTTATCCGCTGCCCCATACGCGAGTAATTGCCACATCTCTTTGAGCTGAGGGTTCTGTAATGTTGGATCTTCTGTGGAAAGGAAAATTGAAGGATATTTATAGGCCTCAAAGCTGACCGTGTAGGCTTGATCAGGAACAGGGTAGAGTATTATCTGGTCTTGGTAAAAAACTGCGGTCTGAGGGCGGCTAGCGCTGTAGGGGATGGACTGGACGTTTATATTCTTCCCAGGCCCAACAGGGAGAGGAAAAGTAAAGTTTACCACGCCTGTTTGATAATCGACCGTACCAGGAGGAACAGATAGATCCGTGATAGAGTCGGTGGGATCCCACAGGTTGCCTAGACCATCGTCAACAAGAGCCATGGTCTGCCCACCTTGACTTGTCGATGAGACTAGAACGTTCCAATTAAAACTCGCGACAGGAATGGGTGAGAGGTTAGGCGCAAGATTGACGAGATCGTTATATGCGCCAGGAGGGTTTGGTTTGAATCCTGGTATAATGGGGATATTGGTCAGTGTGAAAGTAAATGGGCCAGCAATAGCAGGATTTGGCCCCAAGCCTACAGTTTGGATGTAATTAAGCTGAGGATTGATCCTGAAGAAGTTTTCCCGGCTCTGCGTCAAATAAGATTGATAGCCTCCAATGTAGATAGGGGGCATTGTTGTGAGGTAGGAGTCTGTGGGGAAATCATAGACAGGCTGATTTGCATTGGTGATGAACTGCCAATTGTAGCGAAAGCTCTCAATCCTGAGCTGCTCATTCATGTCATAGATGTAGAATGTGTTGATGTAGTCGTCGATCTGAGCATCTGTAATTTCAGCCTGGTTGGGCCTACCGGTGATTCTGCGAACTTTGTTTCTAATAATGTCAAGACTGCTTGGTGCTGTCATATTTACCTAGGGGACGTTGGGTGTTGGTGGTGTGCCGTAGATGGCGGGCAGGATGTTTCCGTTGTTCTGTTCCACAAAATTAAGGGTGGTTGCAGGTTCAGATACAGGGATGACCTGGCCTATATACACATCGTTTCCTGTCCTCACATATAGATGGAAGGACAGGGAGTTTATTGGCAACTCAAATTGAGTGTTGCTATTGATTTTTGATATTGGCGCAACAACATTGTTTAGCTCCTGAGCTTTACAAGGAATGGGTATGACAAGTCGAACTTGCAAACCAACGCCGTAGTCATTGGCCTGCACAGTGTTCACGGTTGTAGTTAGTCCTGCAACAATGGAAGCAATTGTTGCCGACCAGGGAGAGAAGAATGTGGGAAAAGTGGGACCTGCCATACCTTGAGCCTAGTAGATTTTACCCCATGGTATCAAATTCAAGACTTTCAAACCCATATCTCTTATTCCATTTTTGAACCCCAATAATAGGGACTGGCATTCCTTGGTCATCATGAGTGGCTGGGGCAAAGGTATTCTTGTCGGGCATTGTGAATCCATGCGTCGGCCATGCACACGTATGGGTCTTTCTATCGCAGCCTTCAGCGCAATAGTCAACACCATTAAGGTGACGAGCGACATATAGGGGAATCTCATACATTTCTCCATCACGCATCACTTTGACAAAAGGAGGGATGCCAGGGTACTTCCTTACATGAACTGTGGTTTCTGAGCCAGGGTTTTCGTAGATTTTGAATCTCCCCTTCACAAGCTTTGTCTCGTCGGCGATCAGCTTCTTGAGCTTCTCATTCTGCATCTGCTTCTCTGGATCGGCCTCTTTGGCCTTGGCTCCAATAATGACAATCTCTTTTTTCTGGACGGCCTGTTCTTCCTTAACAGGTTCTTCTACAACACTTTTCTTGGTTCGTGACATGAAACACTCCTGGTTTAGGTTTCAACGTCACTATTTCAAATTTGAAATATAAGTGAAAGCAAAATATGTTTTGCCGGCCAGGGAAAGAGAGACAGAATAACCACAAAGTGCATGAATTCTGTGAGAATTTGAGGGTGCATTCGGCGCTAACTCAAAAAATCGAACAGTTTCCAGAGAGGAAATAGTTCACTTTGCTTTTACATAAATAAGGCCCGCCCAGATTGAGCAGGCCTTATTTTTATCCCTGAACAGGGATAAGTCAGAAACTAGATACTCGTGCCTTTGTAGGCTACCCAAGTATAGAGCGCCGAACCTTGCAAGATCGAGGCGTCAATATAGACACCAGTTTGCGACTGATTTCGTGTCGCATCATCAAGCAGGTTCGCATATGGAACCAGAGCCGCTTCCCCTACAGGAATGACCTCTGGCGCACCAATCCCAGTTGCGCCTTGCGCGCTGGTTGGGAAGGAGAACGCAGAGAATCCGCTGGAGTCGATGTCAACAGTGATGGAGGTTGGATAGATGCCAGTCAGGCCGATCGCTGTGATCGTCCCAAGAAGACCTTTGCCAAACCCACTTGTTGGGCTACCGTTCATCTCTTGCATCCCATAGAGCTTCGGAATGACAATACGGACCTTTTGCCCTACAGTGTAGGTGTGAGGTACGTTTAGCGTGATGACTGAGCTTGTCCCAGCGGAGACAATGTTCGTGATTCTTCGAATCTGTGGATAGTATCGAGGATTGAAGTTCAGAACACTGATGGTCCCACCGGTTGCAGGAGCAGCGAAGTTAAGTTGCCCAGCACCAGCTGACAAAGTCCCAAGTGTCTGAGTGACACCAGGATTCACCGCTGTTACAAGGAAATCCCATCCGCCGATTTGGAGCATGCCAAGGGGATCATAGATCCGAACGATGCTTCCGACGACCGCAGGAGATGCAGACGATACAACCGCAGGAGATGCATTCGTAATCGCTGTGACAGCTACAGCAGGTGTCAGGAACGAAAATGCAGAATCAGCGATGAAGGTAAATCCTGTCGCCGAAGTAGCTAGGACAAATGGCGCGCCACCTGTATAAGTTACAGCGGTATTGGCAGGAAGGTTGATGTTCCCTTCAGCAATTATGATTCCAGCACCACCGGCAAAATCCGTTACATCAGTAATCTTGATGTCGGTGTAGCCAGGAGGCAGAGAGATGAACACCGAACTGGGCGTTGCGTCTGTGGTAAAAGTACCATTTACTTGAGCGTTAATAGGTGAAGACATATTTTGTTACCTCCTTATGCCAACGTACAGCGAAGTTGAAGGACCCAAAGATCCTGAAGCACTTTCGGTACCTCAGCAAATTTGTAACCCACTGAACAATTTAGCGCCAATGGCGAATCATAGATCGGTGGTCTGTAAAGGAAAGATGCTGAATAGCCATCTTGCTCAATAGCTGCATATGCCTCGCGCCCTACGCAGAATATGTTGTAGACGTCTTGGTTAAGCATCGATGCGTTAGGTTTGACGCTGCCGATGTTTGACAACAGAAATCTTAAATTCGCAACCGTTCCCCACTCAGAATCTAAAGTAGATTGTTGATTTGGGTAATTCCATTTTTGAATAAACCCAGAAACAGCATCGATTTGTCCGATCAGGTTGGTATGACCAAGTGCGAAATAAGCATCGCGTACTGGTGCAGTTCCAAATTTATTTTCACCTTCAATCCCAGTGACAAAGCTATATGCCATGTTACCGCGAAGTGTGCGCACGACATAATCGCAATCAGATCTTGACAAATTGGTTGGGACGTCGCCGTTGGCTCCGCCGACCGCATTTACAAAAGTTACTGTACTTGCAAGCATATCACGCATTAGTGTATCTTCCGTTTGACGAAGTGACACGCCTAATCTTTGGGCCGCTTCATTTAATACCATGCTGTTACTTTTATGACCTAGTTAACTAGGCGGGACAGGTTCTTCGACCCATCCTCTCATGGTTTCCCGTGAGCTCAGACTATCGCTTGCCATTACTGGCCCCTCTCACTTAGTCGTTCAGGCTGCTTTCGCTTGCCCCTTGTTACCCCTTAGGGCCTTCAAGTCAATCAGAGCGGGTTTAAAGATCCCATATTAAATTAGGTCTAGGATCTTGGTTCTGTAAAGTTACTTGTTCATTCAAGTAAATATATGTCATTGCCACTACAGAACACTTACGGCACATTAAGCAGCTAAAAGCTGGTGGCCTTCACCGTAAAAATCTATCTTTGCATCGATGTTGAGCGCGGATAGGACTTGAGGAGCGGGCAAAATTCCCGAATTTCCAAGTGGAACTGGGGCGGTTGCCAATGCGTTGTAACGTCGGAACCTTAATGTAGTTCCTCCATTTCTAGGCATTTGTTTAAGATCGGCCGGGATCTTGTGGATCATATAGGGCACCGGCACGCTCAGGAGCTTGAAGTTGAACGTCTGCTGAACAGGCGCCGGCAACAGGCTCGTGGTTGTAATACTCATTTTAAGTCTCTAGTTAAAAAGACCCAAAACTAACCGGCTTTGATTGCCTGTTCCATTTCCTTCTGGAGTTGCTTTTTCAACTCAGGAGTTAACCCATTCTCGAAATTGTAGGCGTTGCCAATTGCTGAACTTTTCGTCACCGACTGGACTGAGACAGGTTTGCGGGCATTTTCAATGGCCTTTGCCTTCTGAGGATGTTCTGTTTTCATGTTCCCGATTCCGGTCTTCTTGAGCAATTTATAAGCGGCAACAGCCTGGCTATATGGGTCTGACGACAGTGCGTACAAAGACGCGGCTAGCTCTGGGTCCTGTTTTTGTAATTCTTCAATATTGTCTTTCGTTACAACGTCGTCGTAGTCAGAGAACTTCATTTTGACTCGTTCTTCAACAGTGGCGGCCTCTCGTTGTCGGATAGCCTCATCAGCTACTTGTCGGGCCATTTTCTGGGCCAAACCGCGTGCTTGCTTTGCTGTGATGATGTCATCATCTGAAAGCTTGGCTAAATCATCCTCTACAACCTGTTGTGGCTGCTGTTGTTGTTGCATCCGTCGAATGATGTCTTCTTGTTCCTGCGTCCTTCGTTCTAACGATTCCATTTTTCTGCGAGCTTCCCTCCAGTTGCGCTCTTGGTCATCGATCGATTGGCCTTGAGCCTGCTGTTGTTCTGCTGGCTGAACGTCCTGTTTCTGCTCTGATTCGGTAGGTTGAGCGACTTCCTCGGTCGTCACGCTCGTTTTTTCTTCTTCAGTCATTAAACATTCCTTGGGCTGCGAACCCCTTTACGCTAATAAATTGTCAAGAGGGGCGGCTAACGTGCGCCACACGACTGTGTCAACTTAACAATTTACTATGTACTTCATTCAAGGTATTTGTGTCAAATAATTGACACTATGAAGAAAAGCCGACCAGGGAAATGAGATGAAGACTGTATTTATTTCAGAGGAGAAATACTGAAAATTGGCAAGTAGACTGTATTTTTGCCGGCCAGGGAAAGAGCAAGATTGGGGTAGACATTAATGCTCTAATGCCTTATCATCGTTGGGCAACAAGGAGGAAATATGACAAAAAATGGGCATGGGATAACGTATACAACAGTCAGCGTACCGTTTTATCCCGACCAGATGAATTTCCTTAATAAAATACACATGTTCATGACGATAGAAGGAAAGACCTTTATTCCAAGAACCATTGCCATAAGAAGAATCATAGAATTCGTTACGGAACACGAGAACGATTTAATGGACGAGTTGAGAGAGGAATATGGACTACCAAGTAACAAAGGTCCAAAGTGGTTAAAAACCAACATGGAAAATAGATAATCTGATATGATGACGCTGGCAGTGCAAAGCTGCCGTCTTAACCTTTTGTTTGGGGGCGGTCATTCTCCTCTCCGCCCCTTTTTCAGATCTTATCGTGTTCTAGTTGGTCGAATGAGTAGGTATCGCGATCTAGTCGCCTGCTGAAGCATTGCTCCACCCACCGTACGAGTTGTTGATTGAAGCTATCGGGCGAGCGCGCGATGGTGATGCAGTCGTCGAATCCTGGCAGAGACCAAGCCACCGCGATCTTCCCCTTCTGAGCGTCGACAAGGTAGAGAGTCTTGGTGTGGTTGGGATACTGCTCCATCATCTCAAACGCATAAGGTGCAGATTGACGAGCAACAATCCAGTTACGGACCACGTTTGTGGCCCAAAACTCTTTCTTGGTCAGGACAAAGATGTAGAACTCTGTTTTGTATTTGTGCTTGTTAGCGTCGATTGCATCTTCGATCTGCTTGACATAGTCAGGACCGAAGGCGTCCATGGTGTCTTCACAGGTCTGTTCAGCCTGTGGTTTGGACATGATGTCGAGTACCGCTTGTCCTACCCGAGAGCCCTTAGTCCCAAGCTGGTTGTAATCGTATTTTTTTGATTCTTCAGACACAACACCCCCTATGTAACTAAAGGCCGACCAGGAAAGAGAAATGGAAGAAGGAGTGCTAACTCCTTCCCCCATATTTGGAATCGATACACTCTCACGGTGCGATTCTAACTAGTGAAACTTCTTTAAGGTCTCAGCTAATCTGGCTCTTTTACCAAGCGTGCCTGGCTTTTTTGCAGCAGCAGCGAGCTTCTTGGCAGGAATCTTTCCGGTCTTTTTAGAGACCCCAAGGGTCTTGCGCAGGGCACCCTTATGTTTTATGGCTCCAGCGATCCACATTTTCTTTGCCATTAGCACCCTCTTCCACTCTTGATGGATTTCATGAGGCCCTTGTCTTTCTTAATGGCCTGTTTTTGCTCTTTGATATCACCCTTAAGGTGTTGAGTTACTTTCTTTCCTGGCATGGCCTTTTTGAGCATCGTGCTGAACATCTTTTTGTCAGCTTCTGCATCATCGTGTCCGCGCATATCCCTCCTGAGGGCGTTAATGTTGCAAATAGGGGCCAACAAGGGCGATCTTAGACATCTTCTTTTTCTTTTCGATCTTCACGCCCTTGTTCTTCATCACTTTTTCAGCGATCTTTTGGGCTTTTCCGCCAGGTCTAATCATGACCATTGGTGTAGCCTTTATTTTTGATGGCTGGCGTATTTCGTAGCCTGTTTTTGACCGTGGCTGACAGCTTCATCAATGCCTGTGATAGTGTCGTCAGCTTCGCCATCTACCCCTGCTTGTTTGGGATATGAGCCGAAGGTTACGTTCTGGGGCAGGTTTGCGAACGAAGTCTTGTCATGGCCGAAATCTTTGTAAGAGCCTTTTTCCATAAAATTCCTCCTAAGGAATGTTTTTACTTGTCAATCCAGAGGATAGCGAACCAAGGAATTTTGTTGTATAGGAAAATTTAGTCTCTAATGATCACGCACTTTCTTTCCTGGTCGGGAATCATCTCCTTACCCATCGCTGTAGCTACGTCTTCTGCGATGCTTAAGTGCCGGACAGGGGAAGAATGGAGGAACTCGAGGCTATTGGGCATTATCTGGGGAGGCTGAGGAAGCGACATCCAATGGGCTACATACATATAAGGATCTGGCATTGATCGACCTGAGCATGCGTAGAACCAATCGCCCTCCTTCCAATACATGACCGCTTCTTCTAAGAATATGGTCTTATAAGGCGTGATGCAGAATCGCAGGGATGCCAGTACGGGAATTTCGCGATCTGGAGCCCACATTTCTGCATCATACCAAGTTCCTGGGACAGCATTCTCTAAGTGAGGAAGATCATCCATAGACTACCCTTGCTGAGGCTGCGGTGCCTGCGCAGCTTGTTCGTTCTGCCGACCAGGGGAAGAGGCAGGAACAGGGATAGGCTCATTCATTGTATGTGCCATCTGCATCATCTCAAGTCCCCTTGCCATTTGCTCTACGTCCATGCCCTCGATCTCTTTAATTGCCTTGACAAGGTTGAGGAAGGCCCCAGTTCTATCTTCATCTGCCCGCTGCATCCGTTCGGCAGACAGAGCGGCATCCAGTCTCACCTTGTTCATCCTTTCCGCAGCTAGTGATTGCTGTGCCTCTGCATACGACACTTTCGTTTGATTGTCAACGTCCATTTGTTGCATTTGAAGTTGAGCCATCTGCTGCTCTTGCTGTTGCTGGGCTTGTTCTTGTTCTTGGATCTTCTGTATCAGCTCATCCTTATTAGGCAGCTGCATGTTCTCTAGGATGTACTCGGTTGGTATCGGCACGCCAAGCTCGCGCAGGTATAGGCTCTGCTGAAGGGCTAGTTGTTTCTGGGTCGCGGTTAGCGGCGCTTCTTCGACCAAAGCATCGTATGTACTGAACGCTCTGTTATAGAACTCCTCTGTAGGTTCGTCGTTGATGATTCTTGCGACCTTGCCGGGTGTCCAGTTGTTCTGAATCATCTGTAGGTGGAGCTTGCCCAGCAAGCGCTGGGACTGGTCTAGGTTGTCAAACACAGGCTGGAGGGTGATAAGACCCGCCCCCTGCCTGAGCATACTTAAAACCCCAGCCTTGTCATCCTCTGCGCTACCAAGCAGTTCTTCGTTGACACCAGAGATTTGGCTAAGTTCATTGCCAAGCATTTCCGAGAGCTGGATCATGCTCGGAGGGATCTGAGGGGCCAGGATTTGTTCGACATCGGTCATCTGTGCTTCTGCCCTCAAGGCCAATCCTCGACCCTGTCCTTGAAGGAAAACGTCCTTCGGATTTACGAGCGCGTTTTCTTTATATTTGAATCCACTGGTTATCTGGCTCTCCAATATGTCTAAAGAGGTGATGACCCTACGATTATATAAGAATTGAGCATCTCTGATACCCCTAACAACTCCTTGAATTCTCCAAGGGAAGTATGGAATTTGTGGCTCGTAGTAGCACCACACGGGCACAAACGGGTATGAATCTATGCCCATAGGATTTGGGCCATGATACATAACTTTTCCTTGAACCACAATCGCCAACTTGACCGTAGGTATTTCGTTGTTGATCATAGTGACCTGTGGATACATTCTGAGGAACTCTGCAAGGTCCTCATCCTGCCCACGCCACTCCTTCGACTCCCCTGTTTCTGTATCGACCACAACCTTCTGGCTTCGTGTCGACAGGTACCAAAATTCATCGTAAATAACTAGGTCCTGCATACCATAGGCATATGCCTGAGCCTGAAATTGGAATTTGCCATCGCGATTGCCCCATCCAGACACGTTCTTAATTTCATCTTCCCGACCAGGGAGAAGAGACATGACTTGGTTTCTTGAAAGATATTTTCTAGTCCAGACATTGTTACAATCCGACAGGTCTTTCTTTTGAAAGTATGGGTCAATTAGGTAGCCGTTGTAGGAAACATTGTCAACTTTTATTTCCCCATTGACAGGGTCCTTCGTGTAATCAATCCAGGTGGAGAGTAAATTCATTCCTGTAGTTAGCGCTCCCTCGAACGCTTCGCTAATTGTCTCCAGGACACCGCCGTGGTTGTAGATATGGTAGAACAGTTTTGTGAATTGGTCTGAGGTTCTTTGCGCTCCTGCCTCAACAGGGGTACAGATCGTGCTTTTCCTGTGCTGCCTCTGGTATCCAGAGATCATATTGACGATGCGCCGGATACGGTTAAAGTTGAACTGCCTGCGCCTAAAGCTAGGGACCGCCCCATAATAATTGTCTTGGTACATGGACTGATCGCCCACCTTGTATCTCGAATCGGTATCTGCTTCGCTCCAAAAGGACTGATTAATAGTGATATTTTTAGCATATGTGTTGTCCATTAACTTGAGGATGTCGTGGTCGTTGTCAACATAATATGTATCGGATAGTTGAGGGAATAGAGTCATATACCTTCCACGTTGCATTATTTCCTTTACAATACATGGAAGCTGATTTTTTCTGCTTGAGAAAAATATGGCAGGCTGGCAGGTTGTGGTTTTGCACAGCCTCCACACAGATAGAGGAAGAAGACTACGTATGTATGGTTCTTCTTCTTAAGAGGTTGTTGAGGGTGTTTACAGCAGACACAGGAGCGCTGTTCATACACTGTCAGCGCTTGTTTGCCGACCAGGAAAGAAGAGGGGTTTGAACATGTATAAGCTAGCTGTGATAGGGACGCATGGGATTGGAAAGACGACGCTATGCCAAAGTCTGGCATCTAGACTACAGCGAGTGCAAGAAGGCCTGGTGACTCTAGGGCCCGAGGATATCCGCGAATGTCCTTATCCCACTCAAGAGAAAATGACGTATGAGGCGAGCGAGTGGTACGTTAGTAGCAAGGTCTGGTATGAGCGATGGAGCGAGAGAGAGGGCTTTAAATACATGGTCTGCGATCGCTCTGCCTACGACACCATCCCCTACCTCGAAACTCTGGGCAGGGAGTCGATGAAAGAGAACGCCGCGATATCCTACGCCCTCAAGCTCTTTGCAGAAGAGTACCTGTTCACCTACGACCTTCTTGTGTTCGTTCGCCCAAGCCAGGAAGAGGTGCCTCCTGATGGCTTCCGCATGACCGATAAGAAGATACAGCTCGAGATCGATGCCAACTTTGCCACCTACTTCGAGGACTTCGCGGAATGGTCGCAAGAGAGAACGCGGTACATTCCTATGCTTGGGAGGTGCGAGGTTATACAGGTTGAGTCAAAAAGGATTTTTGATGATATCGATGGGTTGGTAAAAGAGATCTTAGACAGGACGAACAAAACATGAGCAAAATCTACCTCCTAACCCGCCACAAGGATGACGGGTCTGATCACCCTCCGGTTAGCCAGTACGTCGGCTACACATACGACAAGTGGGCAGCCATGGAGTGGACATACCACGGGCCAGAGCGCAAGGGTATGAACAATGACTACCTTGAGATCAAACAATACAAGCCCAAAGGAGGGACAACGGTGTGTCAATCATAACCTGGCTCTTTACAGGCGTTGCTCTCTACGGAACCTGGCTCAATTCCAACCAGGATAGAGAAGGATTTTGGTGGTGGGTTGCCTCCGACATTTGGTTTATTGTGCTAAATGCCGCGATCGGGCAATATGCTCTTGCCACCCTCTTTGCTATGTACTTAATTTTAGCCATCAGAGGACTAACAACATGGACCAAGTAACAGAAAACAAGCAAGAAAGCCCCGAAGTTGACCCAGAAGCCCTAAAGCCCTCTATAATGTTGCGTGCGGGCGAATATATCCAGAAATTCTTTGAGATTTACAAGCCAAACCTGACAGGAACAGAGAACTTAGTCGAGTGCAACGCCCTGGTTCATGCATGTGCGCGCATAACCGCGGTAACATTCTCAGGGGTTGTGGCAGCAGGCCATGATTCAGCCTCATTGATCGCCGACCACAGTGCAAGAATCAAGGTCATGCTCGATGAGATTGAGCAAGCAGCTAAGGCAAACTATGTAGCCTCTGCCGACCAGGAGAAAGAAGAGGAGAAGATAGCATGAGGTTATTCTTTTTGGTGTCCGTGCTCGTCGCATGTCCGCTGTTGTGCAAACATCCCCCAGACCCTTGGAGAGGCGAGCTACACGACAACTCCTTTTGTTATTTGACTCAAGACGGTCACATGGCTTTCATGCCCATGATGCGATATCCGTGCGAATGGAACGCATACTCATTTAGGCCCGACGGTCGCTACAACACAACCTTTTTCGATGGCTATAGATATCAGCACCTCATCGTTGCAATCGTGCGTACAGACCGAAACGGACACTACTTTGAGGGACATGACGTCGTAGGTGAGCAGGATGAGGATGAGGATGAGGATGAGCCGGATTACAGATCAGAGATAGGGCAACCTCCTTTGCCAATTCAAGAATGTCCATTAGCAAATCCTTGAATTTGGAGAAAACTTGGAAGAGCTTGGAAGGAACTTGGAAGCGTTTTCAGAGGGAACTTGGAAACTTGGAAAACTTGGAAGGGGGTCTTCCAAGTTCTCATCCCGCCAAAACATCGCCCACCCCTTCCAAACTTCCAAGTTCCTTATTTTTATATATATATTTATATAGATATATAGAGAGAAGAGAGAGAGATTTTGGTGCTTGGAAAGTTTTTCCAAGTTTTTCCAAGCCTTCCAAGTGGGCCAGACTAATGAGACGCAAAGACAAATCCAATAATGTATTCCAATGCGGCCGATGCAAGCAGTACTTCCCACAAGCGAACGTCGAACACCACACGCGATCGGGCATGTTCTTGTGCCTGAAGTGCTACGATGAAAAGTTGCGCGAGGAGTATACAGAAGCAGCAAAGGCCGACCAGGAGAAAGATGAACAAGACCGATAGGTGTGCCAACAGGCGATGCAACAAAGCAAAGATCAAGGGAGAGGCGCCATTTGTACTGCATTTAATGAGTGATCGTATCGTGCTCTTGTGCGAAGCTTGCGCGGTCGAGTTTGCAACGATCTTGCTGCCTGTGCAAGAGAAGATGCTTGATGAATACCTAGGAAGATCTGCCGACCAGGAGAAAATCGGCCGCGATTGCGACGTTGCTTCGGTTGTAGAACAATACCTGAAGATAGTAATTGACAACCACTTTACCGAGACGAAATGAAGAAATACAATTACGAACAGACAAAATACCCGAGAATATTCAGATATACCTACTGGGGAAGCTTTGGCGTGTCGGACAAAACGGGCGCCCCTGAGATCATTGAGAACAGAAACAGGTTTGTAGAAGAGTACGCAATCAAGTGTAGAAGCCGAAAAAGCCTAATCGACATGCACTATTTTTGCTTCGATCATCTCGAGGCTTATACCTCAGACAGAAAAGAGCTTGTCATTATCTATAGTCCATATATAGGAAGCGACGAAGCAAGTGGATTGGGGAAACATGACGTTGCCTTGGGGTTTGTGGACTACAGGAAACTGTATAGCCCACTAGCGATCACAAAGGTTGCTGTGTTTAAGGGGGTGCGCGATTACCAAAAGAAGATCAATCTCATCCTTGGGGATTAATCCGCCGCCTGCTCAGGCTTAATAGGCTTCTCAATGGCCTGTGAGGCTCGTTTTTCTTTGATCTTTTCTTCGGCCTTCTTATCGAGTGCCATCATGAGTCTACGAACCTCGGGTTCTTCGCTTGCAATAGCAAACTCTTCACGCTGGCCAAGGTAACATTTTCCAAGCCAGATGAGCATGGATGGATGGCCCTCAAGAGCTTTTTTCCATTGTGCTCTACGTAAAGAGGATTTTCCGCTTTCGCGACCAGCCTTTATGACGTCCGAGAAACGGTTTTCTAGTGTGTCGACAGAGCATCGCATGACGGCTGCAATCTCAATCATTGTGCATTGGATATGCGCCAATTCTCTAATTGCTTCTACATCAAGGTCTTTCTTTGGACGAGCCATTTATAGCCTCTGTGTTTATGTCGTGAGCATAGCAGAATTGGGGGATTTGTCAAGAGGTTATTTTTTTTGGGAAATGTGGCGTTGGGAAGAGTTTATTAATGGGGGGATAAAATGACCCCAGCAATCTTCAAATTCATCGCCCCAAACTTCGAGCCGGTGAACGAACCAGCAAGGAGCTTGCTTGACCTTATATGCGGAGGCAGGCTAGACTTTGTGGACCAAGGATTGCTAGAGATGCTTCGGCCTTTGGCTGAGGACAAGAACATGAAAATTGTGGTCATATAAAGGAGAAAACAAATGAAAGTGTTAACAACGACCAAGTATGACCTATTTAAGACCATTAAAGGGAATAGGCCTCTTGATCCCTCACACGTACAGAGGCTGGCCACCTCAATAGAAGAGGAGAACCTACTCGAATATAGGCCCATCCTTGTTAACGCAGACATGGAGGTGATCGATGGACAAAACAGACTAGCGGCGGCAAAAATGCTAGGCATCCCGATACCGTACGTGGTTCTGGACGGAGGCGACTACCAGGAAGTGGCCAGACTGAACGCTCACCAAAAAAGCTGGAATCTGGCGAATTATCTTGAAATGTATGCAGCACAGGGATACCCAGATTATATAAAACTTGAAGAGTTTTCAAAAAGAAACAGACTAAATCCGTGCTTATGTATATTATTGTGTTTTGATAACAATCACCGCGGAACATTTCTTCATGACTTCAAAAACGGAAAGTTCAAATATCTTATTCAGGACGAGGTGGCCGAGCATTACTTAAGAAAACTAAGGGAGATCAACGAATTCCTGCTCAAAAAGACAATTAATCATTTGAAGCTGAATAAATTTATTAACAGTAAGACTTATTTCGTCGGGACGATGTCGTTCCTGTCAAATTATTATGATGAAATAGATTGGGGCATCTTTTATGAACATCTAGAATTGAAACTTGGGGCTATCGTGCAGAAAGGAACGCCAGACGAGTACGAGGAGATGTTTAGAGAGGTCTACAACTGGCACATGAAGAATCATCAGCTGGAGCCAAGACAGCCCCAGCCAAAGAAAAAGTAATCAATATAATGTATGGTGGGCCGGGTGTGACTGCTCGGCCTTGTCCTCACACGACACAATTGGGTAGCTCTCAGGCCTTATCATTGGCACAGCCGTTTTCTTCATGGTCATACAATATATAAGCTCATCGAGCACGCGCTCTACCCTTATCTCACGCTCATCCTCTTCACCATGAAACTGCTCTCTTTGATAGTGCATACGCACCTCCGTGGTTGGTTTATGCGCCGACCAGGATAGAAAAGAGGGATTTTTTCCTCAAGAGGTAATCTTTGCCACCCATTCCCTCAAGTCAAGGCCATTCTGTACAGCCTCGCCAACGTCCTTGCCAATTGGAGTAGGACAAGCGATTGCGTGAGGGTACCTCTCGTGCCACTTCTCATACATGCGGAGCCCAGCAGGGTCGTTATCGTGGCAGATGAACAACCAATTTGCCGATTTAGCATATTGATCGATTATCGAATCAGGGTTGGCGGAGCTCGAACCTGTTCCAACCGTACCTAATTCTCCCATGGCTACAGAATGTAAAGCAATCGCATCTAATTCAGATTCAACTACAATCATCTTGTTGAAGTTCTTGCCAAGCCTATACATGTAGTTCGCGCTTTCAGGCACTATGTAATATTTACCAAAGGGGCGATCTGGTGTCCATTCGGACCTGCGCACCTTAATCCCTTGTACCATCTCTTTTTCGATCTTAGGGATGACAATTCCTTTCGGTATATATATAAGCTTTTTTACTCCATTGTTATATATATCAGACAAACCTAAATCAGAGCGTTCAAACCATCGATCGCCAGCATTATATCCCAATCTACATCGAATAAGAGCATGAACATCTATACCTCTATCAGCGAGATCTTGCCGGAGGTCTTCCCTCTCTAAGAGACAATCTCTACACGCATCCACGAAGAGTGTGGCCCAGGCCGACCAGGAGTAACAGGGATAATGCAGTTCTTTGCGATAGGGCTCTCTCTGCCTCGTCTCCATTGTCTCCGCTGTCCCCACCATTTTCACCGCCTCTATATATGACATATGGAGATACCTCCGGCAAAAGTCTATGCTGTCCCCCCTCTCCCCGCACTGTCTACACATAAAAGCACCCGTACACTTCCCCCGAACCTCTGCCGGCCAGGAGAGAAACCTGTCCTTTCCGCCACACTCAGGACAGGCAGAATGGTATTCCCTTGGCGAAACCCTCCTAGGCCCAAGGTTCAAAAGGTTCAAAAGGCCAAGTAGATCCATAGGTCCTCCCGATTTGGCACAGGTCGGTTCACGT